ACGGTTTGCACATTAGCGGCGGGCGCAAGGGAATACGTGTGGGTGTCGCTAATGTCGATCGTTTGTTCATTGCTACCCATAGCGCCAGAAGCGAGCGCATCCAACTTTTGATTAAGCGCGTCCAACTGTTCCTTGGTTAGCGAACCAGGGTCACCCTTGGGGCCGGGTGCGCCTTGTAAACCTTGGGGGCCTTGTTCGCCAGGGTCACCCTTAGGGCCGGGGTCACCCTTTGGGCCAGGGTCACCCTTAGGGCCAGGAACCCCGGTGCCGGAAGTGGGAATAGAGTTGCGAACAGCGATAATATCTTCAGCGTTTTTCCTGGCCAGGGTCTCAACCTCACTGGCCTTACTCAACGCTGAGTCGGCCTTACCTGAAACAGTTTCGACAGTTCCGCTTAAAGTCTCGGCTTTGAGGGTAGCCTGTTCTGCTTTGCTGGTTGCGGCCTCAGCTTTACTGGTTGCTGAAGATACGGCCTGATTAAGTGCGGGTAGCTGCGTTGCTACATTATCCAGGGCCGCTAGCTTGCTTAAAATGTCAGGTGGGATAGACACGTTTTCGTCACCGCTATTCTGTAAATTGTTCAGGTCGTAGACGCCACCCTGTTTCAGGAAAACGTCAAACTCAAGCACTTCACTAAGTGTTTCAACAAGCACATGGTAAGCCCACTTGCTGTTTGGGGTCACATTAGGCCCTAACCCCACTAAGTCAATGTAGGGGTTGCCTTTACTGTCGCCAATTGCCCCACTGTCGTTAATGTAGGCGGTTTCGCTACCGCCAAAGAAAATAGCGCCGTTGTCTGTCTGGGCTACACCTTCAACTGTGGGGGTGAAAGTGATTCGGCCCCGGCGTCCCTGCAAGCCGGGGGTTGCAAAACGACCGATTACGCGGGCATAGGGTGCCGCCGGGGCTTCAATCATTCTTCCTTTTCCTTATCTTCCTCAAGCTTTTCGATTCGTTCGAACAGTCTTGCGTGTGTAGAGTGGCTGTTGCCTTGCGTTGCCGCTAGACGTTCGTCTAGCGTGGCTATTCTTCGATCTATTGTGCCCATGCGGTCGGCCAGCTCAGAAAATCGTTCAGCGTTTTTTAAATCCGCCCTATCGGTACGCGCTTCATTTTCCTTGTTAAGCTCAGTGATCATATCCATTACCGCCGCTTGCATTTCGGCAACCTGCGTCACATCGTCACGTAAGTTTGTTGAATGGTGGTTGGTCACCTGTTCGCGCGTATCTTCAATGGCCGCTTGCATGTGGCTTATTTGTGCGGCCTGTCTTTTGTTTCGCCGCCTACCCAAGTAACCAGTGACACCGGTTACTGTTAACGCTGAGACGAACGCGGTTAGCAGCGTTGCTAGCGCGTTAATTCCCTCGGCTGAGTTGATCGGGGCGAGAGGGGCGGCGGCTAAAGGGATCAACGCCGCCCCTAATGCACCAATCAACATTGTTACCCCTCGCTGTTCTCTGAAACCTCGGGGGTTTCCGTTCCCTGCCTGTGCTTAGGGAAGATAGGCTTAGTGAATGGGGTGTGCCAGGAAGAGCACAGAGCCGAAACTAGGCCAGCAAGGATAGCGAACGACTCGGGGGTTAGCAAAGCCTGCAACCCGTGCGTGTCAACACCATATGCACCTAACACCACCAAAACGGCGACAATTAGGCGATACAGTGCGGCGCGCTTATCCTGAGTAAACAGTTCTTCACGATGCTTAGTCATTATGCACACACCCTTCCGGCGTTTAGTTCACGCTGAATTGCCTTACCGGTTTCAACCCCGGCGTAACCATCAACGGTGACACCAAGCTTGCCCTGCCATGCCTTAACGGTTTCGGGACCTAGAATACCGTCAGCTTCAACACCAAGGCGGCGCTGAACTTCTTCAACCAGCAGAGAGCCGCCGCCATCGTATTCAATAGCGGTGAAACACTCTAAATTGTCTTCGTTTTCCTCATCCTGGCCGCTAATGTAGCCGTCGACAGACTGCCCAAGCAGTAGCTGCATACGCCCAATACTGTCGTTACCTAACCAACCGTCAACAACAAGTGTGCCGTCTTTGTTGGTGGAACGAACAGGGTTAGGGGTAGCGGTGGGGGTAATACCGGTGCCAGAATAGGCGGGGCGGATAATGGCGCTAATATCGTCCCAGTCACGGGTACGGCGATAGACGCCGCCACCGTTAGACTGCGAACCAGCATTACCGCTAGAGGTGTTACCCTCGATAGTGGCCACATACTCAGGGTATGCTGCCACTAGAAAGCCGGTGTGGTCTGCCACCCCGTCATTGTCCCAGTCGAAACATAGGACGTCACCGGGTAGTGCGTCATCAGGGCTAACCAGTCGCCCAACGTTGCGGGCGTCACGGATCATCCAGGGCACGTAGGCGTACACCTGGCCGTTGCCAAGTAGACTGGTGCCCGCTTCCGCAAGAATGTTAGAAACGAACATTGCACAGAAAGGCACGCCTGAAGAGGCAAAGTAGGCTGAGTGGGTTTTCTGAGCGTACCAACGCCCATACTTGGACCCTTCTAGGGCATCATCCCAACGGCTATAGCCCACCTCATCGGCGGCATACCTTAGAACATCTGCTGCGGTAGTCACTGCGCAACACCTCCAACAAAGCAGTCATAGACATTGTTAGCGGCCTGAATGTGAATGTCGCTAACATCAATGGGAACAATATTGTTGGGGCCATCGCCAAATTCAGGCATAGAGGCCATAGCCGCGATTTCGTCATCAATACTAGTCATACTAAACATTATACAACGCCCCTTGTCAGATGTTCCACGTAATAGAAGCGTAGTAATCGCCGGGCGGGAATTTACCGCCGCCACTACCTGCAACTACCTGTAGATTGTCGCGCACGACACGCAAGGAGAAGTTACCCACCTTTTCAATAAACCCAACGGCGGTGCCATCGCCCTTAATCGAGATTAGCGGGTTAAGTTTCGCCACTGTCATTATCTGCCCGCTAGAGAAACTTTGCTGCGAACCAGTCAAACGAAAGTCGGCGTGAATCATAGCGCCGTTACGTTCAACGCGCACATAGTAGAGTGTCCACCCGCTTTGCACTGTCAGGCCGCCGCTAGGGAGTTTCTGTCGAACCCCACCCAGCACGATTGCGCGCCGGTTAACGATAGTTACGGCCACCCGGTCGCCCTCAATTGCGGTGCCTAGAATCTCCACCCCATCGGACAACACGCCGCCACCATCCAAGGTTACCGTTGCGGGCTCGACACTATCGAGCACACCCCAACGTAGTTGCATAGCCGCGTCAACTTTTGCGGACAATTCAGCTAGGGTTTCAACCAGAGTTGAAAGGTCAGTCGGCATTGTGATTACCTCAATTTCTTTTAGAGTCGTGTCAACCAGCGCGGTTGGGTCTAGAGTGTATTTAATTTCCTGAATAGCGGCCTTAGCCCTGTGGCCTTGCGAGTCAAACAAGACAACCTGGTTAGGGTCCAGGGCTAGGGGCGCGTTCTTAATGTCAATCTTGCCTACAGGTGCGGAAAGCTCTTGCAACTTGCGTTGTGCTTTAGCAAACAAGGTGCCTGTACTGTCTGCCTCAATCCCGGTCTCTGTGTGGGTGATCCAGCGTCCCCGCGACTGGTAGGAGTAGGGAGAATCAGGGTTTTCATTGCGGGCAATACCGGTCAAGACGTGTTTATCTTCGTTATCGCCGCCACCGCCCGCCGCGTTACCAACAAGAACAACCTGGTTAGGGACACCAAGAATGTCTTGCTCACGTGTCCATTCTGCCGTATGGATACAGTTTGCACCCTCAACGAACATCCACGAAATGCCGCGATCTTCCGGGAGAGTGTAGGGGGTGATACAGAACGCGCCGGAACCATCCGTATAGAGGCCCCAATAGTTAATAGCGTCTAGTAGGTCGTTAATGATTTTAAGGTAGCTGGTGCCAGCGTCCCACACCATAGCGGAGCGCAAATACTTTTGTTTGTCGGTTGCGATAATGTTTGTTTCGCCCTGCGCTTCGATCAGGCTTTTAACTAGAGGTACAACCGCTGTGTTAGCCGGAACGCTGTAGGGGTATTGTGTGCATGACTCGCTCAAAATAGCGAGCTTGCCTAATAGCTCAACACTGATAGTGGTTTGTGCGTCTGTGTAGCTTCGCTTCGGGGAGGAATATAGGAACACGCCCAAAGGCCACGTATACCCGTTGACTGTTGCGTCAATGCGTACACGTTCACTAGCAAAGTTAATGCCCTGCCCAGTGTCGGCTATCTCAAGAGACGCAGACGTCCTTAACTGTGTGGCAGCAGACACAGACACGCTACCACTAAGCACTTCTTTCAGTTCGCCTATTTCGTGTTCGAGTCGGCTAAGCCGGGTAATCGTATACCTAGTTACCCGGTGCCCAGCCCAATCAATACTGTTAATGTCCATGCGGGGCTTCAACCTCGGTTACGTCAAAACTAATATTCCATGCGCCGTTAACGTCACGGGGTAAACTAATTTCGCCTAGAGACACCCACATTCGGCGCCCCATGGGGTCACGGTACAGCATGACTTGTGGTGTTAACGCTAGTTTCTCTAGGTCTATTAGGCTTTGGTATTCTTCGTCTCGCACGTCGGCGGTTACAGAGATTGACCGCTCATATTCACGGCCAGCAAACAGTACGCCTTTTTCCCGGCCTGCGAACCGTTGGACCTTACGGTTAAGCAACCCAGTTTTTAGCGTGTGTTTAGGTTCCCACGGGAACGAAACGCCGGGGCTTGCACCGTCTGATATCCAGATAGCTTGCGAGTCTGCACTAACTACATAGTCAGTGTGGGCTGAAGAGGGTAGGTCACTTATTGCTTCTACCCGGTAGAGCGTATCCCCATTAGATAGGGCCGTGTAGTCTGTGTAGGTAGTGTCTAGTGGCACTAGGGCGGCGAGTACTTCCCAAGTGTTGCCGCCGTCGCGGCTAGCCCATACAGTGTTTGTCACTGCCGCCACATTGTCGGCGTTGGTGGGTTGCGGGTTACTAATGGTGAGGTTCACACACCCGTTAGTTTCATCCCATTTGCCAGCGGCCGCGGGCGCTAAAGGCATAGCGTACTCTACTTGGAACGCCGCCTCGGCTACGTTCGACCATAGCCCAGCGCTAGACTTGGCGCGTAACGCCACACGCCAGCGGCTACCGTTCGGGAGTGGGGTTGCGAACTGTAGTTTCGCGTCAGCCGTTTCGCTGGTTTGGGTTTCAATCAAGTTCCCGTTAGTGTCGTACAGTTTGCCTTCGGCGGCTACCTGTGTTGCACCCGACGTTGTGATGAACCGCCAGGTCAGGTTTAGGCGGGAAGTTTTCACTACCGGAGCGCCCAACACCGCAAACCCCAACAGCACGCTAGGTGGGGTGTCTACGTTAATGTTAGACACGTCCGACCAGGGGGAAGCGCTGGTATCTTCACCTGGCTTTAACAAACCCCAGGTGCGCACCTGCCACTCCCAACGCCCAATAGCGAGTGAGGGCAAGGTTAGTGTTTGGGTACTGCTTGCCGTGGCAGTTTGCCATGTGGTGCCACCAATAGCCCTATAGCGCACTTCAGCTTTTTCTTGCTCTGAAGTATCCCTTGAGTTATGTTGCCACACTAGGGGAATGTTTGAGGGCGCAACGGTTTCTTTAGGCCCCACAATAGTTGGGGCCGCTGGTGGTTGCAGCGGGGGAAGCGTGTTCGATTGGGTATAGGGCGACACTTGCGCCTTGCCGGGGGATGCTAACGCCACACCCCACGACATTTCCCCAGTGGGGGCGGGTAGAGTAACAAACTTTGTTCCCGCCCCATACTCGGTTTCAGTGTCGCCTTGCTTGACAAGCACGACCGGCTCATACCCTAACCTGTTTACCCAGGTCAGGTAGACGCCGCCGTCTCTACTGTACTTAACATTCACACCGGTTGGTGCATCAATGGGCATATAGAGTGGATCGGTGGCAGGGATACGGTCAGATACGCCTACCGTGTTCCAGGTGTGAACATAATAGGTGTAGCGCTCGTTGCGGGCCGCTGCATTATCCGTCCAGCTAGTGGGTTTGCCTTGCAGTGTGGCGACACGTACTAGTTTCCCGTCGGCCCCTTGACGTTCGATACCTACCGCAAGGACCGGTTTAACGCTAGTGTCGTTGTTAACCCATGTCACATAGGGACGCCCCTTGATAAGGACGGCTTTAACATTGCTTGGCCCACTTGGGCCTTGAATAGGGGTAGCCGGGGTACCGCCACCGCCACCCGTGGCGCCGGTAACCTGCACCGTGTGCGTGTACGAAACAGTAGGGTTGCCACCATTCCAGATCGGACCCACGCTAGCGTTAAACGTGTAGCTTTTAGTTCCGTTAACCGCCACCGTGATTGAACGTGAACCAACCTCGCGCGTCACAGACCCGTTGTAGGGGCTAGAAAAACTAAACGGGATATCGGCCACAATGGCGCCGGTGGCGTGTAGTACGGAACTAAAATTGTGTCCGTATCCGTCACTTGAAACAAAGTAGCGGGCGGTGAGCGTAACTGTCTTGGTGTTTGCGGTCACTGTCGCCGGGGACTGTGACACGTTCACGCCGACAAACAAATACCCGCTAGACGGGCTCCATTTAGCCATGTTCTATCTCACACCTAAAATTTCATTAATCTTGCGTTTTGATACGGCGGCATTAGTGGGGGCTT